TTAGGTAGATTAATCTCTCAGGGTTTTGATAGAAGAAATCAACAGCAAATGCAAGCTGATAGTCAAGCATTTCAAGGTGGTCAGAATTCTTTACAAAGAGGAAATCTACGGCGAATGCAAGATGACAGACAAAAGTTTGAAAAAGAAATGGATGTCCTTCAATATGGTAGGGGCAAAATACAACGAGAAAGGGATAAAACAACGTTTGAAAATGAACAAGAAGTATTTGGGAACCAACAGGCTCAATTTACACAGAGTCAGGGTGACAGAATAAAGACTCAATCTAGTAATCAACTTAATGATTATATTGGCGGCGGGATTGGTGAATATATATCAAGTCTTTATGATGCAGAAGGGGATGCTTTTACTTTTGATGAAAATGATAATTTAACATTATCTGATAATGTTAGTAGTTTTCTTGGGATGACTGATGCTGATTTCCTCTCTGGTGATAAATCATTTCCAACGTTCCTTAAAAATAAATATCCAGACTTAAATGAAGAACAATTACAGGAACTTGGTGGTAAATCGCTTACTACTATAATGGGTCAAATACCACAAATGAGACAAGGCGCGCTACAGGAATTTTCTTCAGATATGTTACAGGATTTTATTAATAGTGGGTCAGAATTAAGTGCGGCTGAGATGTCTGAGAAGTATGAAGGTTTAGCTAGTCAAAAAACTGGCTCCATAAACTGGGGTCAAGGTGCTAATCCATGGGATCCAAGTGGTGAGCTTTTATATACACCAGAAGTAGACAAACCAGAAGAAAATAAACCTTCTTTCTGGGGAAAAGTACAAGGTAATCTTGGGAGTCGTGTTGGTGTAATGCAAGATTATTACAATAGGTTAAAATAGGGGGCATAATGGCATATACTGAAACACCGCGTTATAATTTAATGGGTAGCCGACAGGGGTCTCCACAGCTTAATGCCCAAATGGTACAAGCTGATATAATGACGCGTAAATTGAGGGCAGCCAGAAGAAGAGCCCTCGAGCTAACTAGAAAATATAATAAGAATCCACATAAGATGGATTCAAATGAAGTATCCGAAACGATTGCATTAGCACAACAATATGGATTAAATATAGATAAAGGTAAAAAAAGAGACCTTAAAGCTTCTGCTGGCGACATCTTGCAAGGTATTGGTATTGGTGCTATAGACGGGGCATTACTTGGTATGATTCCAAACTCTTGGTATGAAAACCGTAGAAATAATGGTTATGCAAAGGGTGGTCGCGTAGGTGGCATGGTTGCTTCTATGTTTGTGCCCGGTGGTGCTTTTGCTACTGGTGGTAAAGCAGCAATAACCGCGGCAAGGGCAGCAAAACTTGGTAAAACAGCAGCAGCAGCAGGAAAAGCTGGAAGAGCATATAAACTATTAAAGGTACCCGGAGCAATGAAATCAATTGGGACTAGCGGGAAGCTCAGTAGAGCAGCTTTATGGGCAGGTAAAAATTTAACTACTGCTGGACAAGCAGCTAGAGCAAAAAGAGTATTAGGTGCACTTGGAGCAAATGCTGGTGTTACTGGTGGGCGTTTAGGCGCTTGGGGTAATGTAGCAAAACAAACCGCCACTAAAGGTGGTGTATTAGAAAGAATCTTAGCTGATTCGACATTGAAGAATTCACTTGGTAGTTTAACAGGTGGAGCAGCCGGTCAATCGCTTAAAACAGGATTGCAAGGTGCCTTGTCGAACCCACTAGTTCAAGGTGGATTAACAGCGGGCGGAGCGGTAATAACTCCAATCATGTTAGCATCCATACTAGCGGGATATGGTAGAGAAGGGAATAATTATGATCCGTATCAAGAATTCCTTGACCAGACGCAAATGAGCTCACTTCCACAGATGCCTCAGATGCCGACGCAATAGGATACAAGATACTACAAATAATAGCCTAGCTTAATTGCTGGGCTATGACACCATGGAGGTGTTATGAATAGTGTCGGTATCAATTTAGAACAAGCCTTATACTCAAAAGACGAAACAAAACAATACGTAAATTATTATAAACAATCCCCCCGAGCATTTACTCCTGAACAATTAAATACACTAAAGCAACACGTTGGATTATACAATCTACCATTTGCTGAAAGTGAATTTGATAATTCCTTTAATATATTAAAAGCAGTTAGGGCTGCTGGTGAAGGATATTTATCTGGATTCACCACGATGAATATAGGTGAACAACCTAAAAGCACTGGGGAAAGTATTGCTCGTAGCGTTGGTCAATTGGGTGGTTATGTTGGGTGGACCCCACATAGAGTTTTAGGATTAAGTGCTAAATTATTAGGTAGTACTAGATTAGCTAGTGCAGCTGTTCATGCAAGAAAGATGGCTGGACAATCAGTACCTATGTATTTATCAAATAAATTAACTAAGGGTGCTAAGAAAGCAGCTGGTCATATAGTTGCTAAAGGTTCCGTAGGTGGAGCCAAGGCCGTAAGGTCAGCAACTAATTTTTTAAGTGGAGAAGTACCATCTTCTCTAGCTGAGAGTGCTTTTCATTTAGGTACAGCTTCCGCAATTAGTTCATGGCAAGGTGGAGTTAAACAAATGCTATCTTCATTCATGCACGGTGCTACAACTGGTGCGGTGTTTGGAGCCATAGGCAACGTAGAAGTTGGGGGACCACAAGCTGACAAGGCCGTAAGGATGGTAGCGTCATCTCTATATACTGGACTTCCAGCAACTATGAAAGGTGCAACCACAGAAGAACAAGTATATGAATATCTTCTTGGTGCATATTTTGGATCAACTAGTAAACCATCTCATTATAAGAAAGGTGCACAATTAGTACAGGATTCAATTAAGCTTGGATTAAGAGACCCAAAACAACATAAAAACTTTAAGAATCTATCTAAAAAAGCCCAAGAATCAGCAATTAAAATATATGAAAATAATTACGCTTCACAGGCAGAAACAAATGCCTTAGTATCCATGATAGCGAAGAAATATAATATACCATTATTGGATGCTAAAGCTTTATATACTGAAACAAAAGACCTACATCGAGCACAACAAGACACACTTGAAGGCGGGGATACTCGTACTGTTGAAGGTATTAAAACTAAGGCTACATTAGAAAATCCTGAAGCTTATCCACTACATAATGATTATCACTTTCCAGACATAAAAGACCTATATAAATTAAGACAGAGTAATAAAGATTATATAGAAAGGAATACCACAAAATGGTATGCAGATAAAAATCTTACAGCTAAACAACTTAAATCTAATATGCTTAATGATGCGCTAAAGCTACAAGAACAATTTGAATCAACTGTAAATAATAAAAAAAGTAAATCAGAGACAAGACCCTACGCTAGTATCATGAATGAATTTCTTGTTAAAGATGGATATATTAAGAAACCGTTCGAAGTAGAGAGTGAGAATGGTAGATATTGGACACAAAAGGGAATCCTTGAAGAGAAAGGAGTACATACCAAATATTATTCTCCAAGATTTAATGAGAACAGAGGCATACAAGAAATAATAGGACTTGAGAAAGGTAATGCCACTACCCCCGGAGGAGTTGAGAGAAACTCTAAGCGCCCTGTATATGAGATAGAAAAACTATACGATGAAATAGTAGCAGCAAGAGTTAAAAGGGGAATTAAAACAAATACCCCAGAAGATATATTAAATGTTGTAGATCATGTATTTGTAACGAAGAAACATGGTGAAGAAGAAGTTAAAATATATAATGCTAATCCAAAACAGATTAGATTCATTAATGAAAACATGCGCAAGAAAGGATTATATCCATATAGCGGACGTGGTGATGCTCATAGTTTATATTATATACCAATTCATCCAGATATTGAAGACATGTCACAATCACAGATTAGTAACCGTTTTAGTAAAATGATGCGCTATGCTAAAAAACAAGACTATAGAACAAAGGAAGGGTTTAAGTTTGATTTTAATATGTTTGTAGAAGATCAAGTAGGAGAGGGGCCTTATAAGCAAAGCCAAAAAGTAAAAACTGAAACATGGAATACATACCGTAAACAAATGTTATCCAATATGTTGTATGACGCAAACACACAGGGATATAAAAATATTAATGAAATGGAAACTGGTCACTGGGTAGATAGTGCTATTAAATTTAATAAAAGACAATCCATACTGATGTCTGCTGGATTTGAAGGTGACCTATCACTTATACCAAAAGATTATAAAAAGATAGATGCTGATGGTGATGCATTCATGAATGTTATATATATTAATGATGCTGATAAATATAGTGACCAAAGCAAACTTCATTCTGGCTCAAGGGCATCTGAATATTTACATGCAACAGATGGTAGTTTTCCAGTAAGGCCAGAGATTGTGAATCTTATTAATAGAATATCTGGTAAAACCCAACACGGACTAGAGAAATCTAATACAATTGGTAGAAATGCCACACTTGGAACCGAACTAGGAAAAAATATGACATCCACAACTCATAAGGATTTTTCAGATTGGATGGCCAGTATGGATATAGATGGATTTAAATACGTATCATCTACAAAACAATTAGGTAAAAGGCCAGTTTATGATTTAGAATTTGTTGGTGGAGAAGGTGAAGGTAGATATAATCTTATAGACAGAAATGGTGGAGTAGAGAAGATATTACAAAAACGAGACATAGCCCCAGAAGCAGTTAAATTTAGTAGCTTCAGACACATACTCGGTGAGAATATGGATATATCAAAAGATGGCACAAAAACAGGATTCTTTAAACAAGCATTCACGACCGTATCGCCCTACTTCCCACATGGATTTTCAAAAGAAAGAGTAACTGAATATGGTAAAATCGTAGAAGATATCTATGATAGCCTATCTCGTAAAGGTGTACAGGGTAATGCAAAACTTAATAGCGACCTTTATGAGCTTATTGCTAATCCAGTAGAAGGTAAAAAGTTAGATAATATCATTAAAAATATAGATGATGTTGGCCTCGTAGAATTAGGCGCTGCTTTAAGAACTAATGGTGCCGAGAAGTTTGTAGCCAAGGTACTTAATAAACTTATAGATAGAACAAGCATACACATGCAAGGTCTAGCACAATCTGGGGATATATCTCCAGAAGAATATACATCTTTTGTAGCACAAGAAAATATTTTAAGGAATCCTACAAAAAGACAACTTCAATGGACACAGGGCTCATCTATGTACACACATCCGTATACTCAACCATATATAGATTCTATATTACAAAAATACGCATATTCAAGAAGTGTTAATCCTAAAGCGGGTAATACATATAAACAGCGCATGGTAAGATATGGACACGAATTACAGAACCGTAAAAGCAAACATGGTGAAACATATCAATTAGATAATAAATCACAGAAGATAGAGAAAGGTTCTATGTTACATAAAATGTATGGTGATATTAAATCTGACCAATTGGTTTTCTTTAATAATGAATCATCAAATTCTACTGTTTCTTTCAATGGTAAAAAAATTAAACTTGGCAAGGTATGGAAAGAGTTTGTTAGTAAGGTTGAGGGTAATGCTCCTAGCGAAGAATTAACCCCCTACAAGGCGTTGTTTAAAACTTTGAATGTTAGAGTACCACTTTCATCAACATCGGGCGCACAGGTGCTCTATTTTGGTGGGTTCACTGGTATAGAAGGTAATGGTATTCTTGTACATCCTAGGTCTATGGAACTTATGGATGGTGCGGACCTTGACGGGGACACCGCTACAACGTTCTTTGGTGGCAGAGAGATACACGGTAAAGGTTTAAAAAGCAATTGGATGAAGATATATGGGGATAGTGCATATGAATATTATGAAAAACCACAAACACCTATATCAAAACAAACTACACTTACTTATTCTAAGAATAATATAGAAAAATATAATAATATAAAAAATACAGCATCAGAATTATTGAAAATATATGGACGGGCTAACTATGGCGGTGGGGGGATATGGGAAAGCGATATTAGAAAATATGAAAATCTTTTAAAACCATATAATATAAAATTCATTCGAGGTATGGATAACGATTTTTATCCAGTAGACATAGAAGTTCCAAATATTTCAGATATATTTAAAAAAGTTTCCGTAAAAACTAATAAAAAATCATATATTGCTAAAAATGCTAAACTAACTGATGCTAAAAATTCAATTGATATATTTGATACCCTAAAGAGATCATATAGAGAAATACATACACTGTCCGACCCTGCCTACTTAGATTATATGAATAGTAGATTGTCAATATGGGGGCCCGGTGCTAGATTTAGAGCGGCTGGTGCAGCAGCTCGTGGTAGAGAGGTTCTTAGTACAGCCGTAACAACTAGAGCTAAACTATTGGCTACATATTCAACGTTACGTGGCTCTAAGAAAAGTTCATTTGACATTAAGGATAAGAAGGGGTTTAAGCATAACTATAAATTAAAACTTGATGCAAAGAACTTACAACATTTTCTCGAAACAACAAGAGCTCAGATCGCATTATCATCCGACCCAATGAACGAAGCTGGTCTTAAAACAGCTGAACAATTCCAAGAGATCGCATTCAAGACATTATTTGAATATACTGGTAGTACAAAAGATGGTAAATCATTTACTTTTGATGCCCCATATTCTCGTAAAATACTACAAGGTGACTCGTTATATAAAGATATTGGGTCTATAAATAAACTCATATGGGGTCGTAACCCAGCAGGTAGAAAGTATTCTGGTCGCGACATACATGCATTGTTAAAGAATACAATGGATAAATATACTGACCTAACTAAGAATACATTCCTTATGAAAGTAGCTGAAGATATGCAACATGTTCGTATGGGTGTGGATATATTGGATAAGGTTGATTTTAAGAAGTTTGCAAAACTATTAAATAATTTTAATATAAAGGTTTCAACAGATAAGGATTATTTAAAACTTAAAGAGTTAATAAAAAGTGATGGATTAAGAATTCCATTCTCGCCACTATTTAAAGATATTATAAAGTCTCGTATATGGGAACCAGACGTACATCAAGAATACCTTAATTCCACAAACATGAAAGACCCTAAGACTTTAAAAATATATAAATGGGCAAAAACTAGAACTAAAAAAGGTAAAGGTATATCGCAATACGATAGGATATCTAAATATGGTGAAGATATGAAAGCCTTATACCGTCATGCTGGTAATCCTGAAAAACGGAATTACATCATTAGTGAAGTTATAAGGCAGGCTCGGGATTGGACATCGGAAAATTTACATACAATGTCATCTGCTAGGCTTATTAAAAATAAAATGAAACAGATGGATAAAAATAAAATTAATCTTTATATAGAAAAAGATGGCGTTAAATATAGTATCTTACACAAATTAATGCAAGATGCAGATAAACTGAAAAGTGGTAGTTGGTTAAATTCCAAGTATAATGAGAAAGAAGCAAAGCTATACACTGCACACGAACTAGATGCTAAAATAGCTAGTATGTTTGATACTATTACTGACCCGAAGATTAAGAAAAGTTTTTCTGAATTATTCGATTCAATATTATATGGTTCTTTCCAGTCTCCAGAAGCTATTGAAGCAGCTGGTAAACTTAAAGATGGTAAAGCATATAAAACCAAGATGTCTCGTATGGCTCCCACATCAGCAGCTATTCCAGACGAACACCTACAAGAAGCCTATGGTGAATATGGTAAATTGTATACAAGTGTTAATAAAGGTCGTCAAGAAATTGACCTCAATACAGATGTTAAGATTGTTGATGATTTTATAAAAACAGTTAAAACTCCAAAGATTAAATTAAAGGATGTTCCAGAGGGTAAGGTAATAGAAACGGAATTATTAATTGACCAAGACAAAGAATACATGGAACACAGAGCTTGGAGAATATTGGAGGGTAATGTACCCACTAAGCTTAGTAAGAAATGGCAACCAGTGTTGACGGAATTAGATAAGTGGCTTACTAAATATGAAAATCCAGTTACTCCATGGACAGACAATATTAACGACTTCTTTAAATCTATAATTGGCAAAGACATGAACCAAATGGATATGGTGGATTTTAAGGGTGTCAATATGTGGTTTAAGGATTTAGATTCAAAGGTGTCTTGGGTAGAAAAAGGTAACAAGCTTGATGTATCAAAAGGGTTGCCAATATCTCCTTGGTTCTATTATATGTTTCCTAAAAAAGTTGGGGAAATGTTGATGAAAGAAGGTATCGAACTAAAACCTACACAAAGCGCATATCAATCTAAGCATGGCATGGTAATTGGTAATGTAATGAAACCTACTAATGTGATTGAAACCTTACAAGAAAACTTTGAAAAAGTTAAAATTAATACTCGCCAACAAGTGGAAATATTTAGAAAAGATTTTAGTGATTCATTTGAAAAATATACTATTGACAATCCAGATTTTGCGAAGCTATGGCAAATCATGGGAATACAACAAGAGGCTAATCCTAGGGCCCTGAAGATGTTTACTAAAGGATATAGTCCATCTAAAACAAAAGAAACTATAGCTACATATATGATGCGACGACAAGAAGTAGAGAAGATGCATGATTGGGAAAATATAAAAGATAAACGTAAATTTAAAGTTAATCATGGTAATGGTAAAATTGAGATACTTACTGGTGCGGAAATAATAGCTAAAATTAAACCTAAATTCATAGAACAAATTAAAAAAAATCATACGTGGTTAAGTGGTGATGGGAAAACCATTAAAAAGTTCTATTATAGAAATGCAAATGGGAACTATAAAGAACATGAAGGAACCACTATACCAATTATTAATTTTAGTAGACATGCAAAAGATAAGAATAAATCATTTTTTGGATGGACGTCTAACCATTTACATAATAATAAGAGTATACCATTAGAAAAACTTGGTATGGATGGCCTTGAGGTCGTGACTCGATCAATGGAACTACAGGAACTGGGATTACAGATAGATAGGATAGCTAAGGCTGCTGCTAAGGAAACTGATTATAAATTACGTAATGGATATCTGGAACAAAAAAAAGCCCTAGAAATTCACTTAACCTCACTTAAGAAGAGGCCATTACTAACTACTGGTAAATTTGATCCTGATTTCTTTTACCCTCATGTTAAAAACGATCCATTATTAACAGCAGAATGGATACGTGACGAAATTTACAAAGTTAAAACTAACCCAGATTTAAATAAAGACCAAAAGTCATCTCAACAAAAGAGATTGGTTGAGTCTTATGCTCGTAGTGTTGGTGGTTATCAAAACATGGTACAGGAAGACTTATTGATGAACGATACACATATACGCTCATTGTTAAATATTATTAGTGAGAGTAAAAAAACACGTGATGAACGTAGTTTGTGGATAGCTAATCCACGTAAGAGCAAGTCTCAACTATCAAGAACATTTCATACACCGGGGTGGTCTTTAAATCATGAGGACTTCATTAGTGATTATGGTGAAAGTATCATCTCTAGTTATTACAATAATATATCACAAATAATGGCAAAATTACATATAAATAATTTTGAGAAGAATGGTATGAAGGGCTGGGATCCGGGAATTGCGAACGCTTGGTCTAATTGGCTACGTGCTTACACACAATCGTCACTTGGTAACCCTATTGTTATATCTGATGAAATAGCTAACGATCCAAAGATGCATATGAAGGGAGTCTTTTCGTCTTGGAGAGATAACCACGTTGCGGAAATAATAGATAAAGCATTCAATAAGCTAGGGTTAAAAAAGAATAAACGTATGCCAGAAGAGCTAAGTACATTGACGGAGATAACTCCACAGAAGATTGTCCAATGGTCTAACATGGAAGCTCGATACCAACTAGCCACACTTCTAGCACATCCTAAATCATCAATGAATAATTTATTTGGTGGCACTATGCATACAATTGAAAGCGCTGGCTTATCTAATCTAATAAAAGCGAAGAGCTTAAAACATGTACAAGCAGCTATTGATAGTAATTTTAAAACATGGGAAGATGTTAATAGTTGGTTACGTAAGATGGGGATTCAGGAAGAATTCATGGTGGAAGAAGCAAAACTTAATCCATCGTATAAATTAATTAAGCAACGTGGCGCATTAAAGGAACTTACTGCGGCCATTATGGACGGTAAAAAAGCCGAGATTCCAAAGATTCTTAAAAAATATAAAATTGGTAAAACTGTATTTCAAAAAGCATCTTGGTTTATGCGTCATCCTGAGACTATCCTACGTAGGGAGGCATTCCTTGCTCATTATATGCAAGCTCTCGAGAACCTTGGCGGCGTAGTTGATGATCCAAAATCGAATCCATACCTAATTGAGATGGCCAAAAAAGGGGTAAAAGCCACACAGTTTCTTTATAGTGCACCTTTCAGGCCCTTATTTTCTAATACTGGGTTAGGTAAAGTAATGACACGTTTCCAACTATGGGCATGGAACTCTGTACGTTTTCGTAATGATGTATTAAGAGATGCTAAGATTGCTGGGTATAGACCGGGGTCAGTGGATTTTGAAAGGTTTAAAAGAACGGCCATGATTGATATGTTTGCAATAGCAGCAGGTAATGCTTTTACATATTCATTATTTGAAACAGCACTCCCGCAACCTTATGCGTGGTTCCAAGATATTGCTGACTTCTTGTTTGGTGATAGTAAGGAAAAAGATCGTGCTTTCTTTGGTGCTTATCCGGGGTATATGGCTCCATTACAGATGGCTACACCTCCATCAGCTAGGATGATTGGTCCAACAATTAATGCATTATATTCTAATGATTGGAGTAGACTTGCAAACTATCATGTATGGACAATGTTCCCATTTGGAAGAATAGGACGTGACGTAGTTGGAATATATAAGAACCCCGGTATGATTGTCGAAAAAGTAAGTGGACTACCATATAAAAAGATTTCAAGGTACAAAAGTCAATTAGATAAGAATAAAATACCTAGTCATCATGCGATGGCAATAGGATATAATAAACCAATGCCCCAAACAAACGCACTAGAGCTCAAATTGGCAAACTTACAAGTACCGTACTAGAAAATGCGGGCGTTCACTCGGATTATTAAAAAGGAGAGCTTAAACGCTCTCTTTTTTTTTCATAATTTTTTGATACAGTCTATGAACTTCATCTATACGAACTGGTCTAAAATTCCACACATCTACCCCAACATTAATAACTGGAATTGCATCCATTATAATGTTTTTCATGATATGTTTTTCGTACATTTTATATAGCCAGTTTTCATGTACATGCCCACATAATACACAATCTACATACGGTATCATATGTTCTATTACATTATACTTAGTTGATTCTGCTGGGGGCGGGACATGACATAGTAGATATCTTGTATTTGCAAATGTTATAAACCCAAAATCTAGCATTCCCTTTATATTATTATTTTTATCATGGTTCCCTTTAATGTGTATTATTTTTGGATTCAATAATAATTCAGGGTCTTTGTGTATAATATCTGCTTGAGCACTTTTGCTAAATTTGAAATCACCTAAATGAAATAATACATCTCCCTTCATACATCTTTGGTTAATATTATATATCATTTTATTGTTCATTGTTTCAGTATCTTTGAATGGGCGTTTACAAAATTTAATAATATTTTTATGATTAAAATGACAATCTGCTGTTAGAAATTGATACATTATATCTCCTTTTTTAAATTGGTTGGCCTATAGGGATTCGAACCCTAATTCTTGCCTTAAGAGCCAAGGTGTTACCATTACACTATAGGCCGAAAATAAAAGCATGGACAATCCGGGATTCTAACCCGACCTAGTCTCCCACCTGAGAAATGCCCATGCTCTTAGCTGAACAACTCCACGAAACCTCATCAAGGAATTTATATCGCACAAATTGTTCGCGTTATAGAATAATATACTGAATGTGCACACTCACATGTATACATTACCAATGACATCATTACTATAAATTAAAATATATAGAAAATAAAATGAGGATAAACCTAACAGCTGGGCTTTCACCGTGTTTTTCGAGGTTACTGGGTTGTTTATCATACTACTAACCTTTTTTCTGGACTCATATGTTTATTTTCTATATATTGTTAAAGTTCCATATACTCAATAATAGGTAACTTACCTTCTACGAGAATACCAACGTTTATATGTTGTCTACTAAACCAACGTGAATATGCTGCGGCGTAAGAATTGTTATCAAATCCACAACCTAGTTGCATAGCAAATGTTTTTCTATCTGTACCTACTTGATACTTAATGTATGATTCTGAATGATAGTGTCCTTGTATTACTGATACCATGTCTTGTTTCATTCTAGCTGAAGCTTTTCTACCAAGTCCATGACATATCATTATACTATTATGCCAGAATACATCATTGTATTGCCATCCATAAAAATCAAGTACTTCCTCTACGGTTTTTACCCATGCGTTAGATATGCCTGCATTGAATGCTTTGCGATTTGGTATGCTATCATGATTTCCTAATGTTACCTTAGCTTGAGGGAATGCTTGATGAAACTCTTTCAATTGAGAAATAGCTTTATTAAGTTCTTCACTAGCTGAAAATCCATCTGGGTCTGAATCATGAAAACTCATATAATGATTATCTAACAGGTCTCCAAGAAAATAAGTTTGGGTTGTTCCCCATTTCTTTTTCATTTTCTTACAGAACTCCAAATAACCGTCTCTAATGAACGGTGCATGAAGATCTGGTATAATGAGTACATTTTCTTTAGATTGCTCCTTAGGGTTGACTTTTGATACCTTCATAACGTTTTCTATACTTTCATCCACATTGTCAAAGTGAACTTCGGAATTGTGTCTCCCTTCTGGATGTGAACAAAGTCCATTATTAAATAATATATTTCTTATTTGTCTAATAGAACAATTATGTTCACGAGCAAGTTCTGCTTGCGTTACTCTTTCCTGATATTGCCCAACAATGTAATGTTGCGATGATTCAGGCATATCAGTTTTAATTTTTGACATTAATCCTCCTTATCGAACCAGCTTTTGATTCTATTACCTATTGCCAAGCTAAAACCAGTAAATTCATGTTTAATAATGGTATTTTCCTTACAAAATATAGTTGGTATACTACTAACTGTTCCATCTAATAGTTCTATATCTAGCTCTGCAAAGGGAATCGAAAAGGACTTTAAAAATCCTTTTGCTTGTTTACATGGAGCACAATGCTCCGATGTAATTATTGTAATTTGTTTCATGGTCTCCTTTTAAAAATGGGTGCCTACAAGAGCATGAGAGTAGACACCCGATTTGGCTGTCATCCGTGGGTTCGGAACTATTTAGTATTAAATATAGAATTAGAATACCAATTACAGAAGTTAGAAACTGGACAATAATCATCACAGCGTCGTGGTTTTCCTTCTCTTGTTTCTAGGTAGTGATTGGTATTACCCATGCTTAAGTTTGCAACATGAGCTCTTGCTTCGTCTATATCTGTATACAATTTTATTGCTGATTTTCTACCAATTTTCTTTACTGCATATTCTGTAGGAGACTGCCAGCGTTCTTTCTCTGAACATTCTGGAATTTCATCTACATTAATATCCTTATATGATTGTTTTTCTGCTATTTTAAATTCTGCATATTCAAGTTGTTTATCTTTTGTCCATAATGGAATAGGTATAATAACAACTTGTTCCTTAGGATATCCACTAGTAAATTTAGACTTCGCCTTACTCCAATCCCTGAGAATTGCAATAATTTGTAGACTAGTTACAGTGAATCCACTATCCCTTAATAACAATGCATATAAATTTAATTGTTGTGTCCACTCTTCCATTTTATCTTGCTTATAAACCACAGACCAAACAGAAGTGAATTTAAAATCAGAAACAGTACCATTCTGATAATGATCAAAACTACCGTGAAGAATACCACTTGGCAATTCCATACGGAGCCTACATTCTTGAATTGCATCATCTTCTTGTCCTTTTTCTAATACACTGTGCATAGCTGAACCCATAAGGGCCCAGATTCTGTCACTAGCATCTTCCACTAAGACATCTTCATATTGTTTTGATAACCAATATAGCTTATTGGGTTTTAATAAGGTAGTTGCTGAAAATGCATTCTTGACCTTTAAATCATTATACCATCCTCTTTGAATAGCGTTATAAATTACAGTTGGTAGATTTGTTTTATTCGTTATCTTCATCTATTCCTCTGTAGAGGGGGCATGAATACATAATGCTACCCATGTTTATTTTCTTGTTTTTTGCATATATATCACAAATACTTTGGTGAATACATAAATTACATTTACTCTTCATATCTCCTCCGTGATATCTTAGACCAGTATATAAAATTATGAAATATTGGCAAGGAATTTTCTTAAATTCTCTGTATTAAAAAAGACATCTTTACCATTTTGAATCATTTTAATATACTTTCTAGATATTTTTAATTTTGATAATAATTTCAGAACAGATGCTTCCATTCCTAATCTCATATCGCTAGACATGAAGAAATCAAAAGTTTCTTCGTTACTTAAATCTTTCCATGATGTATTTCTGTCTCCAAAGTGCATTATTGAAAACGTATGGTCAACTATATCTTTTTCTCCTTTAAAGTTAAAGAATACATAGAAACCAGCACTTGAGACATTATGGAATGCACACATTATTATATTATCCATATTATCATTTAAATATTTCAACAATAGTTCTGAATGTGAAAATGAACCACCAATGGTACTAAAATAAATTAGTATTTTTTGTTCTGGTTTTGTTGTAATTTTTATCTGACATTTTTCAATTAACTCCGCGACGTTTTGTGTATTTATTTCTGAATCAAATGTTATGATATCAGATATCGTCTGGTAGTCTATCTTCATTTGACTTTTCCTTACGTTGTAGATAATATTTTCGTGCGCGTGCTTTTCTTTTTTCATTTGATGCTTTTAGTTTTATATAATCCTTGTTTAATATTTGGTATAATTTTAGCTTTTCTTTATTATAGAAATACCAAATAATATCAAACGTTATCACAATGATAAGTAATATATCTATTATTATTTGAAACATTTTTCCCTCCCGTATCTTGCAATTAGTAATGCTTCAGCCTGCCCATCTTTTGAAGGCTTGATGGTTACGTCGTAAAGTTCATTTACTAAATCAATACTTTGTTTTTTATCTCGTCCTAAACCAAAGTGTTTCTTCCAAACATTAGGGGGCACTAGACAGATATCAAAACCTAAGGCCGTGCACATGCCTAAGAGAATTCCATATCCCTTCCCAAATTTGAATACTGACGAAACACCTTGATTAGGCATGCTATGCACTTTTTCGATTACAACTCTACCACTTTGTTGCTTAAAAGCAACTAGAATTTTGAATAACTCTTCAAGGTGTATCCAATTCTTTTTTTGTTTCTGGTAAGTTGGTATATCAACAAGTGATATGCCCCCATTATCTCTAATGAGGGCAATAGCTCCTTTGAGTCCCGGGTCAATACCTACAGTATTAGTTGGCATCCGGGGTTATTGGTGCACTAGCGTCTGCGACATTTGATGTTTTCATCTTCTTTTCACCTACCTTTGGGGTAGGGCTAATTTCATCAAAGTTGTCCATTCTAGTTTCCGGTTTTATAGGCTCCCCAACAAAAACAGAATGCATCATCGGTTGGTAAAATTTACCTTCATGAACACGAAATTCACCTGCTAAAAGATATTCTTCTTCCAATTTCTGATTGACTTGTACCTCTAATTCTTTAACTGTGTCCACTATCAATACGCTATATGTATGTTTAAATTTTGGTAAATCCATTTATTCTCCTTTTGGTACACTACTGTGTACTTGATACTTTTCTCCGATAAAATCAAATTCCATAGAATAGCCAGCAACACCATGACGGTTCTTTGGTATTCCTATTTTAATTGTATCATCTTTTATATCACCGCCTCTATTACGATTTGGCCTCCAGCAAGTCCATAACATATCTGCCATATTCACTATTTCCCCAGAATCTTTTGGTGCATCTAGCCCTAATGGGATGTTCCCATCACCAGCTAAATCCTTAGGTACTTGTGACAATACAAATATAACTACTCTTAATTCCTTTGCTATCTGTTTTAAGAGTCTGCTAATGTGAATAGCACGTTCTGTTTGATTATGTCCTTTTGAAGCTATTAAAGATAGATAATCAATTACTATAGCATTTGGTTTAATGCCAGTTTTTGATTTCATCATATTCATATAATCTTTAATTTCTTCTATATGAATATTTGGTTTATCTATGGTTATAATATGGTTCATTGAATTCTTGAATGCTTGAATAGATATATCATCATCCCAATTCGTTTCTGTAATTTTTAGAAATTTATCAGTAATATCTACACCTGTCATTTCTATTGATAGAAATAGCCATTTAAGTTTCTTAAATGAATTCATCATATTTAACATAAATGTTGTCTTTCCAGAGCCCGGCCCACCAGCTAATACTATCACGTACCCCGGTTTAATTGGGGCTAATGGCCAATCTGGAAACATATCTTCCATGTATATGTAATTGTCTTTACTTGCTTTCATATCTTCTATATAGCGACTTAAGTAATCATTACCTTGATATATATAATCTTCAGAAATATCCTTAGATTTATATAAATGGCATGTTTTAATACAAAAGTGTGACTTTATATCATCATTACAAGTAAAAATATAACCACGATCATAGAATTTTGTTATATTATCGAGCTCTGCTGGACTCATGGGATTTGTAAGTCTTTCATTCCAAACTTTTAACATGTTCCATACAAATTCCTTATTGTATCCCTTTTCTTTCCAATAAGACTGTAGTCGTAATGCAACTTTGTGTCGCATTCCTGTTAAATCATAAGTATTGAGCATCTTATAGATACACAATTTCTCACCATAGGGATATTCGACATAAGATTTTACGACTCCTGTGTCAATATTAATTTCCTTATGTTTTGGTATGTCAGTTTCTTCTATTGTAACCATTTTCCTATGTGCTTCAGGGCATGGCTTTCCATTTAGAATTTCTTGTAGAATTTCTTCCTTTCTAAATATAGGCGTAATGAAACTACGTGTTGGATACTCAGCATCAAGCTTGCTCCATTTAATTAACGCTTTCTTACGTCCAGATTTAGGATGGATAGAGAATGGTAATCTAAAAATTCTTACCTTATCATATACACTTAAATCAACACTATCTTTGATTTCAGGATATAATTCTCTAATTTTTTGAGCAAATAAGTGACTTGCTATATTCCATTTATCTTCTAGGTTAATTGGATAATTTACATATTCCTTTGGAATATATACATGAAATCCCTTATTACCGCTGAACCATAAATAATATTTCAAGTCCTTTATATCTTCAAAAAATCTTTCACACCTAATTGTCAGTGCGTCTACGTCTTCATCATCAATGTCAAGAATAAAATATTCACCATATACCTTATCACTATAACCACTTACGGTATTTTCTGACATATAATATTCTTTCATTTCTGCACCATAGTAAAAAAGTGATGAATATGCTTCTCTTTCTATGGGTAGAATTTTGTTCGCCTGCCTGATTGTCCTACGAGATGAAACAGTAGGAGTGTATAGGTAATACTTATCAGGTGAAGTTGGCATTAGAATGGTGGCTTATCGCCATTCTCTGTGGCTTTGAAACCTTTAGCATTCAGGAAGTCTCCTTTAGAAATTACATTTATCATAATTGGATTATCCATACCCATCATGTCTTCATCACCTTTTTCTGGAAGTACGATATCTCCTACTCCTTCAAAAGCCTGAAGGCCAAATGCCATCATTAATGGATTTAATTCTTGAAGTTTTAGTGGGTTCTTGAAAGGCATACTACAAAAATCGCCTGTATCTAAACGAAAGCTCGCGATAATATGTGTTTGTGCCTTTGATTCCTTAAAGCCTACTAAAATTCCCTTTGTCCATCCTTTTGGATTTTCTGCTGTTGTTGCGCCTATAGCCATATTCTTCCTCCTATATCTTAAAGTCTTGGCTTTAGTACATAAGTACTTTTGTTTTCTGTCTAATGCTTCTCTCCAAGAGATTCCCTCTTGTCGCATCACTTCTTCGACAATTTTCATTTGAAGCTTTTTAGTATTAAATTACTTAATTCCTTTGCAGTTTTGATAGCATAAAAATCCTTAATACGACTGCCACCAAATGCTAAATCTGATGTAGAACTTGCATCTACTGTAGCCCCTAAATAAGACTTACCTTCTTCATCATTTTGTCTTCTAAAGATTGCATGAACATCTGCTGTATCTTGCACCATACGTTTTGACTTACCCGGAAGGTCCATGTCTAGGTATGTTATATTGCTGGTAGCAATTTCAGATGCGGAAAGCTTTAGGTGTGTTATTGTAATTAATAATGGTGCTAATGAGAAACAATGATTAATAATATTGAACATAATATCTCTTGTGTCTCCCCATCCTTTACCAAAGGGCATTTCGCTTAAATCAGCTATTCCCTTATCGTTACAATACCACTTAGAAATCATGTCTGCCAATTTATCTATTGGATCTAATACAATGATATCTGGTTTAATAATTTCTATGTTCTTTCCAATTAACGCCATTTTTGACCGTAAATCTGATAATGTATCAACTTCTAAAAAAGAACCTACATATGCTTTTGTACCTTTTTCAAGGTCTATGTATACTGTTCTTAATTTCTTTGCTAATTCTACGCAAAATTCAGTTTTACCAGATTTTACCGAACCAGTAATATTTACCCATTTATACGATGGTTTATCGTGTATTTGAGCTATATCCCCTTCGATATCTTTGAATACATTAATCAATTTGCCTCCTTTTCAATCGTTTCCATTGTTGGATACGATACGCTAATAGATTCTGCACTTTCTAACATTAAAATGATTTTTTCTTTTGGAATAAGTACTCCAGTTTGATTTTTCCAATCATTTTGTAGGTCATCAAGCATAGTATCTTGTTTTGATTCCTCTTCCATTCGAGTCCAAGGACCTGTTGAACTCAGTCTGTAGTAATGACCAGTTTCGTCAACATACATTTGTAACAAATGAACCTCCTTTTTATTTTGATTTGACATTATATGAAAATGTCATTATTTGTCAATATAAAGTGGTACCCTTATATAGAATACCACTTATTATATAAAAACGTATTACCAGTTTAAAATGTCTTGTTCGCTATATCTATATCCTGTGGTAATCGATGGTTTTTTGTGTGTTTCTTTTATTTTTGCACATTTAGAACAAACATTTTTAACACCCATCCTTATGGTTTCTCCACGAAGCACAGGGCTCTTGCATTGTTCACATTCTATATATTTATTTGTAAAACATTTTTCACATAGTTTGAGCTTGTGAGGTCCTATCGTTTTCATGTTTTGCTTAAAATATCTATTGCTACAATTAGAACAAGCACCTGCTAGTTTGGTATAACAATCAATACACACTCGTCTACCTTCAACTACGGTACTATCACCATCAATTACCTTACCGCATTCTGTACATTGTTTAGCTCTACTTTTCATTTGTTTACCATTGAAATAAATAGGTACGGGGAAATTGAATCTTACCAAATCCCAATCTTTTCCTTCTGATTTATGTCTTGATTTCATAATTTGAGCACCATCAACATACCCAAATCTACCTGCTGATACTGACCCACCAGCACCAACAATATTGCAACTACTCAGGTTTTCATAAACGTGTTCCCAAGTATTTGGAATTTTGTGAAATTTTGCTAACTTTGTACATACTAGGCTTCTAATATTTTCTTTTGTTTGAGAGTCTATTTGACCATAAACTTTTCCAAATGATATATTAAGTCCGTCAACAAAGATAAATTGTCTACCTATGTTTTTATCATTTTGTCTAATAACGGCCATAAAGCTACATTCATCAAGTACATATTGATATACTCCTTCATGATATTCACCATATTCTCTTAAACATGATGAGAATGATGAATTAGTACTACATGTAATTAAATCTTCTGGTAACAATGTGAGGATACCGTTACCTGTTTTAATATCTGAATAGTATTGTTGTAAATTAAGTTGTGGTATGTAACAAGGCAATGTGTCTAATTTTGCCTTAATGTTTTGGATTTTATTAAATGATTCATATGTTTGATTCTCCATAAACTCAATATGTTGTTTTTCGAGTTCTTTAAATAAATCAAAATATTGTATATCAATTTTTTTATTTAGTTCTTTGATATATTTTGGTATGTATCTGCTAATTTTATATAGATTTTTCTTAATCATAAATGAATTGTTTGAAATATCATGCTTATTGCTATCCCCGATATCAAGAAGAAGATGTTTAATCAAAACAGTATCTTTATGACTATCTACGATTTTCCTAATTTGCTCCTTGCTTAGTTCAATATCGATTGTGTCTCTTCCTTCAAATAGCCAACCAAAGATTTCCTTTTTTCTAAGATAAGCTTTATGTATCTTATCCTTAAATAGCTTAGATGCTCCATTTGCTGCATTATATTTTCTCTCATTTAATCTTTCTATTATATTCCCTGCTTTGATTTTCATATGTATCCTCCGGGGTTTATCCTTTTCATTGCTTGCCCACAACATTCATTTTTGTATTTTTCATTTATTTCATATTCACGATAGCATTTATTACAATAATATGTAGTAAAATATACTTCACTATAATTATTGCTATATGGCAATGATCTGTCTCTTGAATATGAATATGTTATTGGTACAACTTCTTGTTCATATTGTTCTAGTGGTAAATCAATTAATGGTTGTATTAAACTAAATGTATTATCTAGTACTTGTAATGATAATGTTTCGCCAGATGTATGTTCATTACGAAAACCTACACTAAAATTCATACATGCTATTTTTGTTTCTCGAGCAAGTACTGCGACGTCTGTTGATGAGCCCCATTCTTTCTTGAATCCCTTAAAATAATCAGCTTCTATTGCTGCTGTTAAAGTTTTGTTATCAACTCTATATGTAGCAATGTCCTTATTACCTTTTCGATCGAATCCAACCCATACTTTTACATAATTTTTTATACCTGTGGCCTCAAAATCTCTAGAACCTTTACATCCACTTTCTTCTTCGTCAAAAAAAGCAAATATAAAATCTTTTGGATTACTTTTCATAACTTGAGATAAGAAATAACAACCAGCTCTATCATCAGCACCAAGACCTTCTTTATTCTTATTAGACATAATTCCATGTTTAATTTGTAAAGAAAGCTGTGTAGGTTTGTTTTTGAATACCGTATCTGTATGTGCTGATAATACTGGTAGTTTTTGCTTAATGTTTCTAGGTATATAAATTACTGACTTTTCATTTTTAATAATAATGAAATGTTTTAAAGACGCTCCTACTACTTGCTCAATCAAATCTATTACCTGTGTATGTTTTTCTAAACACAAGAATTCCTTAATCAAGGCAATGTTTATCATTTTTATTACCTATGAGCATTCTATAGTGTTTAGTACTTTTGGAATTAGCTAACTTATTGGCTAATTCACTAATATCTGGATGATTTTGAATATATTGTTGTGGGACATTATCAAAACAAATGTTTAGAAATTGATGTAAATTTATCTTATGACATCCTTTTATGTTTTGGATATTTTTGAACCATGTATAGTTTGATGTATTTTTCGATATATACTCAAACATTTTGTTATCGTTATATAATTCAATGTTCCCATTATTTGTTACAATTTCACTAATCTTTTCAAAAATACCAGATATAGTAAATATTGTTTCCCCAATATGGAATGTTGAATAATCAAAAAACTTTTTATTTAATTCCCACCATTCTTGTGAGAAATATAAAAATTGTCCACGGGTGTTTAATAGACTATCTTTACCATAAACTCCATCAAGTGCTTCAAATTTATCATTTTCAATTTTCGTAACAATCCCCCTATCAGGGGTCCAAAACTTTTCACCAATAATTAAATCTTTAATTCTTTTCATTTTATTCCCCTTTATTAGATAATCTGTTTATTATATCTTGAAATTGACTACGTCCCATTACAATGTTTTCTGAGAAAAATTCATTTATCTCTGCAATGAGAATATATGGATCTGTATCATATACTGTAAATTCAGGCGATACAAAGTGTGGATGAATTTCATCTTCTGGTTCTTTATTCATATTAAAACCATCTTCTAATCTTTTAGTATATTTTTTTGGCATTTGTATCTCCTTTGTTAAATTGGTATCCCGAGCGGGTCTCAAACCCAACATTTCCTCCGGCGAAGGTGGCGTCCTACTCAAGCGAATACGGATATCCGCGTTAGACGACCGGGACATATAAAGTGTGCGAGTTCATTTATTGTGGAGAACTCGCGCAACGCACATGGTTTTATCCCTTTTTAATATTTGTTATGATATCATTGAGGTCATCATAACTTAATTCAATATCACCAATTTTTATCTTTGACAATTTCCATTGTTCTATAATCATGGGATCTTGCAGAAATGTTTCTGCTAATAGAAATTGTGTAGAAGCATATCCTTCTGCATTAACCATTAAAGGATAATATTGATTATCTGAATTTGGGACAATTACTTCATTTTTTGTAATAATACGTAACTTATAGGTGGAAGTTGTTAAGGGCACCTTTCTACCTTTATACATTAACCCTCCACGTAACAATAATTTCATTACCTTTCTAGTTACTGATCGTGTTGGGCATATAATTGCATAATTCATTGTATCCTCCAACTACGTGTAGTCGCTTCGACCGTAGGTATTTGGCTCGTAGGTTCTATAAGTCTTAGTGGTGGTTTTGAATATAATGACCAATTTCCAATTTTTACACATCGAAGTGGTGTTATTTTCCATGCTGGGAGTTGTCCCATATCACTTCGTATTTTATCAAATGTAATTAATTGAAAACCATTCTTGAGCGCAAATTCAAGTTGCTTATACAATGAAATTTCTGGAAGATAGGTAATGTCTCCATTATGATGAACGTGTCTAATTGTTACATATTCATGACTATTTTTCGGTTCATCATTTTGCCATTTACAGCCACCTTCATACAATAATTGCATTAAATCTCTGCAATCATGTATGGTATCGCAAATGATTGCATGTTTCATAAGTTATTTTTTAATATTTGCTAACAATGCTTCAAGACCAGCGATAACTGTAGCTTCTGAAACTTTGGTGCCATTAACCATAATAGTTTTTAAAGCAACTGGTTTTTTCCAAACTGTTAGAAGCTTTGGATTTGCTAAGAAATCTTCGCCCATTACAATGTCGTAGCCTTTGTCTAATGCTTTCTTTATACAAGTATAAACACAAGGGTGATTGCGTGCAAGGTAATCTACACGACCGGATTTTGGACCGCTTGTGATAACGAAAAGTCCTCTACTTGGACCGATGTTGTCAGTGTTGCATCCACCTTTAGTTAAAAGTTCTACAACTTCGCGATACATTTGTGCGTCTCTAACGATAACTGCTGTTTTTTGATAATTCATCTTTTCTCTCCTGATTTTGGTTGATGAAATGAGTCTTTGATTAACACACACGCCTATTTTTATCCTTTCTTAGTGGCCACTAAAAAGGCATACTTATTGTTTTGTGAGAAATTAATAATATTTTTTTAATAATTTCATTAACATTGATTCTGTATATGCAACTCCTTTTTGATCAACGAAAACAAATTTTATTTTTTTATAAACAGGATATTTATCATATTGATACAAGAACATTTGAGTTTTAGTCCATTTGAGTTTATTATAATCAAAAATATTTTTGTATCGTTTATGTCCTTCATGTGATATATAGCTGCTATTTTTCCATGAATATGGAGAAACTGGTATACCTTCATTTGCCATCATTTTCGCAATAACAATTGGTACGGTTTTTCTTATTTTTATAACCTTAAAATTATATACTTCATCAACCCAATAATAATAATGAAGATATCCTTCTCTTCCTCTATGTGATATCCTAACATCATTATTGAATGTTCTAATATATGCATTTGGATAAGCTACACCTTTCACTATACAACTAACTACTTCTTTGTCATATTCCCTAGGGTTGTGTTTCATAATACCTACCTATCAAATGATAATATTGGCATAAGAGGAATCTTTACGGTTCTTATTGCTAAACATTTTTTCCCCATAACAAATCCACTATACATATCATTTTGACTTGTTTTAATTTCAATCTTAAACATTGCTGGTTGTAACGGGATACATAATTGCATTTCTTTTTTGGCATCAGAAAATTTCGTGAATAAATAAAAATAATTTGACTTAAGTGTATTTTTTTTTGTATCTAATATAAAACCACCCAATGCATCCATTGTTCTATTTTGTTGTATTCTATAATCACGATACAATGGTTTATATCCATTCCAGTTTTTCGTTGCTACTAAATATCCCGATATGGGCATCATGTAGTTTATTTTTATTGCATCATAAAGTAGAGTTTCCATATCAATAGCCACAGGCTATACAGGCATCATCTGAATGTACTGTATTACACCCACATCGTCGACACCATTCAGTTGTGTCCATTATTGATGGAACAGTTTGTTTTTCCTGTCTTGTTTTCAATAGTTCCATTTTCTCAACTTTTTTATTGTGTTTCATAATTGCCTTACGCCAACATACTAAGCAAACCTTGCTATCATCTTTTGCTGTTCTGCATTTAATTAGTGTTAAGTTTTTTAATCCAAGTGTGTCTGGACATAATAACATTGTCAACTTATCTAATGTTTTTTCGTCTAATAATAAATTTAATGTAAACATTTTATCTCCTAAAAATATACGAGGTTGTTATATCTTATTGATTTCTACTAACGAGGCGAAGTTGGTAAATTCTTACCATTCTGGCCGAGGCTTTCGTCTTCCTTATTCAATAACAACCTCTGTCACAATACACTAATAACAACATAATTGCATTAACATATTATGCATCTTTCTTTGACCATTTTAGCAGATTCTCTGCTACCATAATTCGTTTGTTCACTCTTTTTACTTCAGTGAATAAAATCTTTCGTTGCTCAAATAACTCTTCAATATTTTCTTTAGTTATTTCAACATATTTATATACTTTCTTTCCAAATTCAATAATTAGGAAGCCATCTACATCGGTAAATGTTCCTTCTTTTGTATGACCTTTTTCATTTGAAATAATCATTTTTCCGCTTTTTATCATAATAGCTACCTATTTTTTTTCTTTCTTTTTTATTAAATCTGTAATTGCATTGTCGATGTCCGCTGAGTTTTCCCAAAAGGATTCTTCATTTTGTCCATTTGAAACCCAAGTTGCAGCAACTGCCTCTATTAAAAATTTAACTGATGGTTTGTCTTGCATAATGTTCCTCCATTTCCTTCTGAGTATATCAAATCTTAATCCTAAGCGCATTAAATATAAAAGTAATATCCAAAGACCATATAAGTATTATTTGTTCTTAGAACTCATATTTTGGTTACAAACTTATCTGTAAATTTATCATACCATTCGTTTCTTTCTTTTTCGTTTTCAAAAATACCTTCTACTCCAGAATTATTCATATTTCTTATGTAAATTTTATTTGTATTAGTAGCTATTTTATATAAATATGCAATATTTGCTATTGGCATAATAATATGCCCTACTTTTATTAATGGTTCAACCATTATTCCTCCGTTTAAAAATTAAACATCCTGTTTCCTATTTCTACACTACGCATATTGTCCGCTAGTATAATGAATATTTTCCAATATTTTTCGGGTTTTTCTGTATATGGGCATATTTTTATTACAAGAGGACATTGCATACATTCTCTTCCTGTACTAAGACATTTACCCTTAAAACCGGGTAATGCTCTTTTCATTTCTATTAATTTTCTAGACATTTTCACATACATTTTTAATGGATATAGTGGAGTTTCAAAATCTGATAATATCATCTTTCCTTCCCAAAATAAAAGGTATTACCACCTATTTTTATATGACGTATGTTACTGGTTATTTTTAAAAAAGTTTCCCAATATGGTATAAAACTTTTATTATTTTCATTTGGACATATTACGCTTTTTAACGGACACATATCACAATCCATAAAAGTTCCATTACAACGCACATGTGTATTATTTCGCATTTTATCTAATAATCTTCTAGTTGTACAAATATATGTTCCAATTGGATGATTTTTAACATTAAAATCTTTTAATTTCATTTTACACCTCGAAAATCTTGTTCATAAAATTTCATCCCATGTAAAATAAAATATTTTTGATTATCAAATAAATGTAAAAATGATTTTGCATTAATCGTCATGTCGCTAGCACAATATTCTGTTCCATCAAAAGGACAATGATAACAATTAACACAATAACATCCATCGTTTTCTAATATTCTCTTAGTTGTACTCAATGCTTTTCCTATGTTAGTCACATGGGTAAAATCTGCTTTTCTCATTATTCCTCTCAATATGTAACTAGACCGAAGCCTAGTTACATAATATTTTGTTCATTTAATGACATCACGCTTAAGAAGCTCTTGGTGCATGCAACAGAAACATAAAAGTTCTTTTGATGCTGTACCATTTAAACTTTCTAATCGTGCAATTTCCTTTTGTAGGTCTTCAGTGTCTTTTTTTTCAACATCCATAATTGCTCCTATTGATTACTAGATTTTATTTGTTTTCCTTATCACATTCAAATGCAGCATTTGTATATGCTATGGTGCAATCTTTTTTAAATTCACATTCTTCGCAAATATCATAAGGGATTCTGCTTTCAGTTGGTAATGTTGCTATTCCTTTCATGGTTATTCTCCATTTTCGTTTCGCCTATCACATTCAAGTTGAGCCTGTGTTAGTGTTAAAAACATATTCTTTTCTTCCATCATATAATTTTTATCATGTACCATGGCTTTGTATATTGTCCTATTATCACTATTTGCATGATCAATAAATTTTTCTACACGAATATACTCAATTATTTTTGGATATTCCATAACTTTCCATTTTGTATTAACGAAGTCTAAGGTGTAACCTCGCCCCATACATTTTGGACAACGAATTGAAGTTAAAGATTCTATTATCGTTACCACTTTTTTTCCACTACATAGGGGACAAGTATTTCTTGTTCTTCTTTTTTCTATTATATTTATTTCTTGACCCAAATCAAACTTAGTAATTATTTTCACCATTCCTCCTGTCGCATTCTACTTGAGCATGTTTTCTGGTTAAGAATATATCTTTTTCACATTTCCAACGAGTACTACCAATAAATGTAATTTGTATAAGAAGATTATTGGGTTTATCTATAATTTGTGTTCTATCTACTATGCCACCTTCATCTACTTTCCATACTAATCTACCATCAACATTAAATGTTTTTTGTCCACCACATCGAGGACATACCATAGTTTGAAGTGAATTTGATAATGGAACTCTTCCTTTTCCTTCACACAAAGCACAAATAACTTTTGTGTATACGCCTTTTTGTACTATAGCAAATACATAGTCTCCACGATCAAACTTTGTTATATATTTCATTATTTCTACTCCTTATGGTCTAAACTAAACCAATAGAAAATGACTAACATTATGGTAATCATAAAAGGTATCCAATCTTGTCCTGTCATGTGTCCTCCTGTGGGTTTATAATGGAGGTGGGTGTAGATTTGAACTACAATTAGCGTAAAACAACTAATTTACCAAGGTTATTACAACCTTTCCCACCTTATGTATTAATTGGTTTAAGTTCTCCTATTGATATCGCAAAACATTGAGGTCTTTTAGCAAATTGCATTATTGGTACTCTATTGCTCCCACCCCACCATTTTTTTGCATCTTTTCTTATTTGTTCAGTTAGTGCTCGTTCACAAACACTAAATGCTTCACAATCATTATATGGACACCATGTTTTATCCTTATATCCAATCATGGTATTTTCTCTATGAGCTTAAGTTGATATTTTTTTTCATAAGCAATATCACTTATTATATCTGTAGCTTGAACTGTAGCTGCTGTTATGCTATCAGCTGTTATCATTGGAAGTTCTTCAATTACTATTTTATATATCATATTGCCTCCTGTTTGCATGTGTAGTTAAGCGTAGCTTTATTTTTGCCTTTGCATCTACTGATAAACAACCCAGTAATTGCAACCTTAGGACTTTTTATAAATAAATTTATCTTATGTATCATTGTAAGATAACATTTATCTTTAAATTCTTTTGTTTGTTTCATGCTCTACCTCCCACGGTATTAGTCTGTTATACACATTCTTCTTTGTATTTACAGTATTTTGCCCAACAAGAACTAGAATACTTATGAGATTTTGTTTGTATCCATTTTGTTACAAGAATCCATTTGTCGCTGTTTCTTTTCAACATTTTTCTTACCTGTTTCATTGTGTTATAATGTGCAATTGGCAAGTTATATCCGGGTGGGAAAATTATGTATTCAGTTTGTTTTTTCATTTTTTCTCCAGTGTCTTGACAATTTTATCAAGATGTTTTCTATCTGCATCAAGCGCAACTTCTTTAACTAATTGCACAGCACCTTTAGCTCGGTAGTAATGTTCTATTCTACCACTCTCAATGATTTTATCATTAATAAGTATCTTATAATCATAATTAGCTATCTGATTATTTCCAGTCCCATCATTAATAATATCAACATATAATCCCATATTATCTCCTATGTTTATTTTTTATTCCATTCAATTACAATGTCTTCCCTTCCGTCTGACGTAAATACTTCTCTACATTTTCCCGGATGGTCTTTTTGTAATCCGCAAACAAAAGTACAGGTATTATCCCCAAAATCATCTCCAATAGCTAATTTGTCTTTACATAATTCGCACATATTATCATCCTTATTTTTTATTCCTACCATTTTGCTTTTTCAATGTTTTTTATTTGACCATTTTCATATTCTGTATTTGCAAGAGTGCATTGGTCGCTGTTTGTAATTAGTATAATATAACCATCTTGATAGGTTATCTTGTCTCCTACTTCTATCATTATTTCTCCTTCATAACAGCCTATCTATGCCACGCTTCACTCGCATAGCATACTGGCAGTTATGTGCAACTTAGTTTTTCTGTAATTAAATCTTTTGGAAGAAAGTCATAACAAAAATAACTACTGCTAAAAGTTATTTTATTATTCGGTCTTCCATAAGGATTATTAAATTTTATTCTTTTATCAAACATCAATAATTGCATTTGTTTATTCGTTTCCATAAACACTTTTTTTGAATATGCGTCATTTAGCCAAGCATTTGTCATTATTAATGCAAATGGTTTGTTAAAACTTAATGCTCTTTCAAAAAACTTTCGTTTATTTTTAAATGGAGGGTTGCTTATAATACAATCCCAATGTTCATTTGGTTCATATTCAAAAAAATCTTGTCCTGTTTCTATATGTGTATATATTACTTTATTAGTTTTGCTTATCAATTTAACAAATGCAGAATCAAATTTATCAAAAGGACACCAAATAATAAAATCTTTTGGTATATACTTCAATATCGGGATTACTCCATATTCTGGAGTATATGCCTCATCATTTCCTGTTTTGTTATAAAGAATTTTTTGGCTATCCATTTTAATCTCCTGTCGTTACACATAACATAAGCACCCACGAGAAAAGATCGTGGC